CAGATAATCCTAACATGTATTTCGAGGTGATTTTGGGAAGTGCCTGAACAAACACCTCTGAAGCAATATGGTGGCACTCGTCCACAATGACCAATCCGATCGGTTTGAAGAGATCACCATTTAAGTCCTTCATAGAAAGTGTTTGGAGCATAACTATCACAACATCTCGGTCGGCTACATCACAAATCTCTCCTTGGACTCGTCCAATTCTTGCTTTGGGTAGAAAGGACTTAATGCGATCTTCCCATTGGTCTCGCAAGAAGGTATTGTGAACAATCACAAGCGTAGGAACTCGTAACTTTGAAGCAATGTATAAAGCACATACAGTTTTACCTCCTCCTGTGTGGAGTGAAATAATACCATCATGTGGTTCAGGTAATAAGAATGAGTTCACAACTGGAAGTTGAGCAGGACGAATGGATCCAGCAAATTCCCAGAACTTAGCAGGTGTTTCTGGAACATCTCTCTTGGAAGGAACCGGTCCGAACTTATCAATTCCGTAATGTTTAGGAAGATATAGATGGTTCTTGTCCTCATGATATACTGGATATCGTGGTACTGCGTGGGGATTAATCAATGAAAACGGCTTGACCATCAACGCCTTCTTAATGGCTGGATCATTAGCTGTCTTTGCAATTTGATATCCATTGATAGTCAACATTGAAAACAACTCCTTTACACTTCTATGTTTCATTTTCTATCTAGGAAATGAAATGTAGAAATTTATTTAAGCTCTAGAAGGAATATCTGCAACGCTGATTGTGTTATAGACTAGGCTATCCACTGTCTCCATGATACTGTCCATAGCATCTTGAATGTCTACAACATAATACATGATTGCAGGTCCAATTGATGGAGCAATCTGTATCTTGTTCCATGGATCAGCATCCTTTGTGATAGAAGTAAGTAAGTTTGAGATATACTTGCATGTTCCATCTCGGTTTAATGTAAAGTTATAGCTAACCTTGACATCACCTGGTGTGTACTTCACGCGAATAATATCAGACTCGGTTGCTGTGCGCTCAAAAACAATCGTATCATCCTTCTCGGTAGGAGTGTCGTGGGGAATAAGCCAAATCTTCAGTAGGTGCATTATTACATTACGGATCTCCACCTTTAAATGCCTAGATCTTCCTCTTGAAATGTGTGAGCGTCTTCAGGGTCTCTTCCATCATTATTTGCAGCATTTGAGTAATCTCCATAATTTCCTCGTTCTACTAAATCTTGATTAACTGGAAGTTCACCTTGATCTTCATAATCCACTGGACGACCTACACCTACATCTTCATCTTTCTCTTCTTGTTCTTCTGCAACTTCTCTTGCAAATAAGACGCGATCCTGTTTGGTAATAATGTAGGGTGCTAATCCACGATCTACAAGTTCTTTAGTGATTTCACGATCAGCATCGGTCATCATTCTGAATCGTTCAGTGAAGGTAATACGCTCTTTTGCCTTCAAAGTATTTGTGACTTCAGCTGCCTTCTTCACATCTGCAGTCAACATCATCAATGCTAGATCATTCTTTTTCATTGCATCCAATCGGGTCTTTGTCAAAGGATCTTTTGAGATTTCCTTAGTCAATTCATAGATATATCCTTTTGTAATATCTCGTAGATCATCATTCTTCTGTGTAGAATCAATTGTTCTAACTGGAGTTGGTAGTCCAAATACACTTGCAAGGCGTGTTGCAATCAATACATTTGTATGCCAATCTTCAGAACCATCTTTACCCATCTTTAATCGTGCCTTGACTTCAGTACTTTTTACATCCACTGATTTGGGTGTAACACGTTCAGACACAGGTTTTTCAATCAACTTAGTCTTATCGGATCCAGGTCGTTCAAAGTGATTAATTCCAGCTCGTAATGGAACATCCGGCTGCTTGAGTTTAGGTGGGCGACCTGAAGTCCAATAGGCTCGTAATGAAGGGCAAGTAGGTGGAGAAACAATCTTACCAAATGTATCTTTAGTTGGCATCACTAATCCTCCTGGAATCATGGTTGAAGGCTTTAAAGGTTCTTCAGCTGGAAGAACAGTCTTTGCTTGCTCAAGAGCAGTTTGTAATGGTTTAGAACCTTTTATCAGGGTATCAATCGTTTTCTCTACAAGATTCTTAGTCTTCTTGGGCTGATTCAAAACAGCACGCATTGTTGTGGCACTTGAACCCTTGAATGAAGTAGGATATGCTTCTAATGTTTTTGAAAGTACTAACATCATACTATCTACAATCGTGTATCCTTCAGGTTTAGCAGCATCACGAGGATAGCCTCGTAAAGTCAGTGGTTTACTTCCAAACGATCTGCGAGGAACTAGAGGTGGATTGTGAGATTGAATCATTAAGACCATCTGTGCAATTCCAGCAACACCTCCATCTAATTTTGCCTTTTCTAATTGAGCTGAAACCTTACGACCCATTTCCAAGATCGGTTGTAGTTGATCTACTTCAGGAATGACATGGAGAAGCGAAATTAACATGAAAAAGACTTCATCAGAAGGCTTTGAGAAATCAAACAATTCTTTCAATCCTGATAATGTTTTCACATGATCGGCTACACCGTGACCGTCAAACTTTTTGACTTGTAGTGCATCTGCATGGCGAATGACACGACCATCATCTGTGAATTCTTCTTGATCTTCAAGTACATCTGAATTGATATGTTCTCCACAGGATTTACAAACTCTGAAGCCATCTACTTTAGCTGTCCATGTATCATAAAATGCTCGCCTATCTGCAGCAAGATCTCCACCTAACAATGCCAAAGTGTGAGAACATATCAAAAATAATCCTTTTGAATCTGTGTAAATTTTCTCACTCAATATTCCACCTTTAATAAGTTCAGTAATATCTCTTAACTTATCTTCTGCAAGTCGTTCTGGATCTCCCAATAAAGCAACTACTTGACGACGAAGTTGTGAAACTTCAGCAGCAGGAATCTTTTGAACTTTAGATTCCTTGGAAGGTTTAGGTTCAATAAGTCTTGCATTTACGAGTGCTTTGACATAACTCTCAAGAATTGCACTGGGTGTTGTTTCTAACCATTGCTTACGTTTACTATATCCTTCTCTCTTACGTTCCTGTTTCAATAGTTCTAAAGGTACAGTTTTGTAACTAATTTTATCTTTTGCTCCCCAAATTCTACGGCAGATTCCCTTAATACGAAATGTATTAAAATCAAGACCTTGAAGATCACATTCTTCAATAGATGAATCAGGATATTCAAACTCTGCATCCGACCCAGGCATCATTGCAACGGTTCCATTCTGACCTGCTTGTGATAACAACATATGAACTACTAACTCTCCACCATCTAGTTGATCCATCAACCATTTGCGAGAAGATAGAGCAGGAAAATAAGGTTCATAATATTTCATCAAATTATCAGAAGGCTTATCTCCACTAGGTTTAGGAAAATCAATTGCTTGAGGTTCAGCTTGAGGTGGAACTGGTTCAGCAGGTGGAAAACGAGATTTCCATGAATTCCAAGGAATATCTGTGAGTTGAATATCGTATATGCGTAAGTACTTCATACCTTCGCCATATGGATCACGAGTATTAGGAACTGCATGTGTCAAAATAGCATCCATTGAAGGAACAATTTCTGAAAGAGGTGCAGTTGTTTCAATCATCACTGGATCACTGGATTTCAAAAAATCATGATCAGGAAGTGGATTAGGAACTGGAACGGGTCGTTTATCTGCATAATATCCAACAAATCGAATTGTATCCGATGTATTTGCCATTGGAACGCTTAAAATATCAAATCGTCCATCTTCATGTCTCTGTGTGCGTGGATAGTAAAAAGTAGGCAAAGCACGAATAGGTTCAGCACCTTCAGAGTTCACAAAATGAGTTGGGGAATCAAATGAATAAGGAACTCCTTCCGTTTCAGTTTGATACGGTCTTGGAAGAGCCGTCATCATTGAACGATAAAATTGAGGCAGACGAACTCGTTCCGTACTATATAAAGGATTCCAAGATTGTTCATACGAATATCTTGAAAGACTTGCAGATTCATACACTGGATGAATCCAATTGAATCGTTTTCCATATTCTGGTTCACGAAGCATATAGGTATCTGCAGTTGGAACAATATACTTGTTGTACAACTCTCTTAATCGCTCCGAATCATATTTCAAAGTTTCCATCTTTTTCTTCGTAGTTCGTCCTTTAGGAATCATCTTTTCGTAAGCATCATTAATCTGTTCATCTATTGTGTAGAACCGAATCGTTTCAGGACGCTGAATAGTCTCATCATATGAAAACTCATCTAGTACCTTGAACTCAGTTAAGTTAAATGTAAAAAGACCACCTTTTTTGGTTGCTTGTTCATTTAAGGTTTCCTCTTCTAAATCAGCCCAACTTCCAATCCGTTGATTTACGGCTGGAAAGACATTTTTATAAGGGGTATCCATTATACTGACTTAAGAATGCTTTCGCAGAGTGCCACCGCTTCGGTCTTAAACTTTTCAATGACTTTCTCGGGGGCAATCTTGCTGCTAAATCGAACAATCATCTTTGGAAGAAGTGGGTGAACAATTCGATAGGAAACAAAGTTCACTTTTTGATTGTAAATCAGAATCTGAGCAAGAGCTCCAATTGTATGACCTTCCTCTTCAGTTTCAATTGAATACCAATCTCCCTCTTCACGCTGAATTGGGTTCTCGCACCATGTCTCAATCTTCTTCTTGAAAATCGTGGCTGCTTGTTTCAGTAGATCTTTAGCAGGCGTTACACCGATACTTTCCAATGCGAAATCAAACCAATACGGACGGCCTTCATCATCACGGGCATAGGATCTCTGAATTTCATAGTTATCAAAGACTTTTGCAAGCATGGCTCGTTCATTATCATCATCTCCTGCTGGAGCAACATATGTATCTTTATCTAACTTAGCTAATTCTGGATCAATGTGATTTTTGAAGGTAGCTACACAGACTTGTGAAGTACCTTTCGTTTCAACTCCAAGGGATGCTTTTACATGAATAGACTCAGTTGGTTGGAGACGCATAAAGTATAAGGGTTCGTCTAGATCACGGTCCTTCAGAATAATACCTGGACGAGGACCATCAATTGCAAAGTCATCCGATGTAATGTCTACAGCTGATTTGCGTGTTAGATCAGGTGTAGCAGGAGGAAGATATCTCAATTCAATTTTTGTATCCCGAATCACAGCAGCCTCTTCAGGTCGTACATTGATTGGCAACATCTCAACACGATGCTTCAGCATCTCGTGAATCATCTTGGTAGAGTTGTCCAAGATTTGAACATCGCGAATGACAACCGTAGGAATTTCAGAAAGAAGAATACGGCGAAGACCATTCACAAAGGCCACGGGAACATTTTTGAACTCAGTATCTAGGCGATAACCATTTTTAGAAAGTGTAAAGGACTCCATTGTGTCTACTCAACCTTTCGTTATACCTTATCCGTTTTTTTCAGACGAAACAGCAACGAGATGAATAACCAACCGATCCTTTTTTACAGCAGTCGCTGTTCACATTCGCAACAGATTATCCAGACGCTAAAAGGTCTCAAGAAAGAGGGCCTTTGCCGTATGTTTTCAATTGATGGTAAGCAGCGATCTGAGTTGCCTCCTTTTTTGAAGACTGTTCCTACACTCTACAATCCAGAGACAAAGGACATTTATAGTGGCAAGGATATTTATGCATATATTGCTAAGCCTGTGACCTCTCGTCGTGAAGTCCCTACTCAGCAACAATCTCAAGTCGCAGCGGCTCAACCTACAGGTTCTAAGTTAAGCGCCCAAGGTGGAAATGAAGGTATTCGTGAATGGTCGTTCTCAGGATCAGGATTCTCAGATTCTTATTCAGATTGGTCTGCTCCTACTAAGTTTGTATCCGATGAACTCCATTACACCTACATTGGAAATACTCAGTACACACCTCCAGCACCTGAGCCTGAAACCAAACAGAGCTATGAAGGTGATAAGACAGGACGCAACAATGATCTTGCTGCCCGAATGGAACAAATGCAGAAACAGCGTGATGCTGAGTTCGCCGGCCCCGTGCGTCAGTAAGCTTACACATTCTGCCAAAGTATAAAGTAATGTCCAAGAAGATCTTTATGGATGCATTTTTCACTCAGTTTCATGAGTTCATGACACAATTAATGACTGTATTTCCAGAGGATCCTGATTTTGCGGTCTATGACGCCGGAGTATCTCTTCTTAAAAACATTAATCCTGGAATTGTCATTGTAGAATTCAATAAACATGTCCTTCCTTTTGAAGAGATTCTTCGCTCCAAAAACTCAGACTTCTTTTTAAAACATACATTTGACTCACTTGAGCCTGATAATACTATGGAACAGGTCATCAATAAACTCAAAGGATATTGGATTGGATTATCTGAAGCAAATAAAGAATCAATTTGGAGATACATCATTTTGCTACTGGACATTGTCAAGCGTTGTTAATAAACTCTTGTTTTGTTCAAGAAGTCGTGTATCTTCTATATCATTCAAATCAAGTTCATGAAACATTTCAATTGTACGAACTTTCCAGTTATCTGCGTCACCACGCGGCATCTTGACAGTTTCCCAATGATTTCTTGATTGACAATTGTAATGATTTAATGTAAACCATTCAGGAAAAATTATGACAAAAGTTTCAGGTCTATAATTTCCAGGATCTTTAAACTTTGCTACATGAATTTGAAGTTGATTATACTCAACATCTGTTTGAATAAAGTATTTGAAAGCTTGATTTGTTGGAGGATCTTTTCCATATTTTGTAAACCCTGCAACCAATGATTTAGGTTGAGTTATATGACTATTAGAACCAAAAATTGTTTGACCTACTTGGATCTGTTTATATTTACTAAGTTGTTTCAATGTATCTTTTAGATCAATATTCATAGGAGACCAAATGAATTCATCAAGATCTACCATCAGTAACCATTTCATTTCTTTTGCATGAACACGTGGTAGAATGAACTCATTATAAGAATCTTGCTGTCGTCCCCAATATATAGGACGATCTGTGTGAAATAATTCAACAATTCCACGATCTATATATTCTTTGAGAATTTCTACACTATTATCTGTACTTCTATCGTTAATAAGATAAAAATGCTCAACTCCATGAAAGAGGTAATGTTCTAACCATTCTTTCATACAATGTGATTCATTCCTAAACATAGCGCCAACACAAAGAGTATACATTACTTATAGTTGTAAGAGTTCTGTAGATTCATTAATTCCGTAAAGTTCTTTTGAATTGAGTGATACCAATTCAGCAACAGCTGCTTCTGGATTTCCAAAGTTTTGAAACAAGATACGAACTGCTTCAGCAGGTGACCATTTGTCATCTAATGATGGATCGTCTGGAATGTGAACATCCTGTTCATAAAACGCATCTACCATTTCTTTCAAAACAGCACGACTACAATTCTTGAAATGAACAATCATATCGACACGACCTGGACGAATCAGGGCCTTGTCAATACGCTCAGGATAGTTGGAAGAGAACGCAATAATACGCCCATTTGCTTCCAAGGTTCCGTCAAGCAGATTCAATAAAAAGGATAAGTCAAAAGTATCTTTTTCTTCTTGCTTACGATCTCCAAAAGGATCTTCTTCTTTCTTCTTTTCTTCAATCACTGGTTTCTTCCATTCACGACGAAGAACTACATCACCCATTGCGTCAATGTCTTCAATTACATACAATCGTTCTGCAATTGGAATCGTGTACTTCTCTGTATTGACACCATTGAAGACATAGATTTCATCATTAAAAAAGAGATGTTGTAGCTGTTGTTTAGTTTTGACTTCAGAGAGTTGAATGTTCACAATATGTCTGCGTCCAGCATTTGCAATCGCTTTGATACTTGATGTCTTACCAGTTCCAGGTGGACCATGAAACATAAATCCAAGTGTATAGGGAATACCTTTTTTCTCATACCAATCACGATGTTCCAAAAAGAACTTTACACGATCTCGAACTTGTCTACGCTGTTCAAAGAATACATTTTCAAAGGTTCGTGTAGTGACAAACTTGGTTTTAGTATAGACTAAGTGAGTGGTAGGAAGAGGATTTTGAATAGATCCTTTTGTTTTGGTCTGAACCATTTGATCAAAGTAGTACCGATGAGCTCCTAATTTATTTGCCATTCTTCGCTCATAGTCTGCATTGCAGTTATCTACAAATGTTTGAAGGTGTTGTACATCGTGTTCATAACAATATAATTTGAACTTGATAATTTCAGGAGATCCATCTGTAATTTTGAGATCATTGAGTTCAAAATACACATCGTTATCTAAACAAACTGGCTCAAACTCATTAGGGAGATAATCATGATTGGTCACCGCTAATAAACTCTTCATTGCTGGAAGTGTGGTTACAAAGAAGACAACTGCATCCATACGACCTGAAAACATAGTCGCAGTCGCAGGGCGATTTGCATTTGTTTGTGTCTGACTTCCTCGTTCACAAGTGATTGAAGCTCTAGGTGTTTTCAAAGCAGAGTTTGGAACCTCTACGGTGCTACCAGGTTTGCGACGACTACAGCACATTGCTGAAGCCCAAGCTGACCATGTAGGGAATGTTTTTACAGCAATTTCAAATCCATTGAGAGCTAGCATGTTCATCAATGGATTCTTAGTTGAAGGAAGTTGAAGCATCATTTGAGTTTTCAGCAATTCGTTGAACTGCATCTTTTATACAATAATGCCATACGATGTAATGCACTTGTCTAACGTGGCACCCGTTTGATGAACGGGTTTTGTTCTTCTTAGTCTTAGTTCCTTGGAAGCTTTGTCAACTGTTTCCTGAGATAAGCTCACAAACTTCTTAACATCACGAATAGGTCCTTGAACATTCATAGATGGAACATGAAGACGAAGAGGAGGAAGTTGAACAGCGATCATGTCTTCACTATTCGCAACATATTCACGAAACTGTTCAATATCAAGAGGTCCACCAAACATTCGGAGCATATGACGATGAGGAGCTGGAGTCAGTATTTTGTTAGTATAGATAGACCTGTATAAATCTGATAATAAAGCGTGACGACTCCATCGGCTTACATCTGACAGAGCAATGTCATTATACAAGTATGAAAGAGCACACTCAGGAGAACAGTAGTTACCTTCACAAGTGTACATATTCTCATAGGCATCATAGCTCACAGGTAGAACACTTGCTTTCCATGGAAAAGGATGACAGCACCACATACAGGCTGAAGTAGGTCCATAAGTAGGTGTTCGTGTTCGTGAAAGAATATCCTTCATAGTTTCTGTGCTAAATCGCTCAGCAACTCGTGAAGTTTCTACAGTAGACAAAATGTCTGCGTAATTAGTTGCAGTTTGTGTAGGTTCAGACCATGTAGTTTGAACTACATCAGCAAAAGTAGTCATCGTTCCCGCTGGAACAGGCACATTTTCTTCAGACGGAAGTCTCAGTGAAAAAATCACTGGGGCTTCAGGAAGATGTTTTCTTGGAGGCATTAGTTTCTTCAAGTAGATTCAGTGAAAGTGTCTAATATTCATTTTGGTAAATTTGAAGATTATTACTAGATGCTTGAGGAACAACCGCTATGATTTCACTTGTGCTTGGAAAGACTGCGAATGAATCTACACTTGGAATCTCTGCATTTTTATCTGAAGCAACCAAAGTATCTCCTGTGACCGAATATTGAGTAACTCCATCATAAGATTGATTACCTGCATATAACAAAGTACTATCTACTTTTGAAAACTGCATTGCTTTAAGAAAAGTTCCATAATATACGCCATCTGTTAAAAGTGGAGTTGGATTATTATTGATCAGAGTTGTTGTTACTTTACCAGTACCACTACCTCCAGTTGGAAATCCTACAGCTGGAAATGTAGTAGTTACAACTCTTTTAGATCCTCCAGGCCAAGGAGCAAAATCATATCTAGTTCTTGCAGTGTAAGTTGCATTAACAGTAGCAGTAAATGAATAGTCTGTTGTAATTGTTCCCTTAGTTCTATCAGAAAAATCTAGTTCAACTTCTAAAATAGTAGCACCAAATGCACCATCACCTTCTAAACGTATACCTGGAATAAGAAGACCTGATGTTGAAAGACTATCAAATGTATGTATGGTAGTTTTTCCAACAGGTCCTGTTATTCTAATGGTTGTTGAAACTGAACCTAGAAATGCAAATGCTTTATTAGTTGTGATTGTACCTGGGCTTCCAGCTGTATATGCAGTAATAACTGTTCCAGGTTCAACTCCTGGTCCAAGAATAGTTCCACCCACAGGTGAATCATAGATTGTTCCACTCAATGTATTAGTAAATGAAAGAGCTCCAGATCCTCCAACTGTATAAGTATATGGAAAGTCATATATAACAGGAGATGGAAGAGTTTGATCATTCCAAATAGTAAAGTCACCTGTAAATCCACTTATTGTTGTAGTTCCAGGTAAACTTCTAGAAGCACCACTACTATATGCAAAACTTGGAAAATCATAAGTTGCATTTCCAAGATAAAAGTTCATACGCAATACAGATCCAGGTGCATCAGTACCTGGTCCACTAACAACAGGAATTGTATCCCAACCAACAGCTAATACTCTGAAATTTGAACCTGCATTACAATCACTATTTGTAATATATGCTTCTGGATTTGGTGAACCTATTGGATAGTTTTGCAAAGGACCTGGATATTTAAAAGTAATATTACTACTAGCACTTTGATTAAAGTTTAAAATAGTTCCTACAAATCCATTAACGGATGAAGATGAAAATTCAGAAAGTCTAAATGTTTGTCCTATACTAAATCCTACACTAGCAGGATCTACACTTACACTAAGAAACACAGGATAAAGTCCACCAATTCCGTTAGGCTGTGCAATGTTACTTGCAGTGAGTTGATAGGTTGTAGGAGGATTCAAATACATCTTATACGCTGAAATTTGATAGTTATTAGTTTGTCCATTTCTAGTAGAATAGTAAAACTCTCCATTTGGAGTAGATGCAATTGAAGCTACATTAGGCACACTGCTATTTTGAGAAGTATTGATAAGTCCATCTACAGTTCCATTTCGATATTGTATTAAATTTTGACCTGAGGTTGCATTTGTCTTAATTACAATATTACTACCATTGGAATTCACAGCAATTTCATCTGGATTATAGACATTTGATGCAATAAGTGTAGCATTTGACCCTAATGTAAGTCCATTTGAAACACTCAATATACGATTATTGGAGAAATCTGCAATGTATAAATTATTAGACGAATCCAAAGCAAGACCTCTAGGAGAGTTCAATGTAGTTAATGAAGAACCTGATGACCCCGTTCCAAACACGGTTGTAACAACTCCAAATCGAGTTACTTTTCGGATTGAATGATTTGATGTATCCGAAACGTAAAAGTTTCCATTTGAATCTGAAACAACTCTAGAAGGTGCACTAAAACGAGCATTAGATCCAGTTGCATTTGAATTGCCTGAAGTTCCAGCTAAAGACCCTGCAAATACTGCTCCTCCAGCACTCAGTGGATTTGATTTATGAATCGCACTTAGAAGCATTCTATTATATAGTCGTGATACTTCCTGCACCGTTGCAAACACACGTTATAGAATCTTCAGGAGAAATTGAAAACAGAAATGCTCCTGCTCCGCTAGATCCTGCAATAATAGTGTACAATGAGTTATTATTGAATGTCCAAAATAGACCTACATCACCCGCTCCAAGTCCAGAAATATCAAGAGTTAAAGTTCTATATTGATATTGAGAGTAAGTCAAATCAGCAACTCTATATAAAGTCCCTGAATTTGTAGTACTCAATGTCACTGTAGATGATAATGTACCTGATAAACTACTTACTAAAGATTTTCCAATTCCACCTGTTGGACCCGTTGTAGTTCCGTAGCCCCACCCTTGAGTTCCTTTAGATCCACGAGATCCTTTAGCACCTTGATATCCTTGTATTCCTTGTGGTCCTGTTGACATTTATTACATTGTTACAAAAGCATTTGAACCATTATAAGTGATAGCAAGAGTTTGACCATATGGAACACCTAATTCATCTACATTGCATAAATTTCGACTGATTGCAGTTCCATTAGAAAGAGTAATCGTTAATGGGGCACTATAGTTGTTTCGAATGACCCAAAATGAACCTGCTTGTTCAGGAGTTGGAAAAAGTTCGTTTGTTTCAGGATAGGTTGCATTACACAAAGGAAAAATCAATGTTAAGTTTCCATTTGATGTAGCATTGCTTGTGATATTGTAAAAAGTTCCTAAATTTGAAAGCGTAAGTTGTATGGTAGATGAACTCGGTGTCACAATATTTAGGCGATTTGAAATGGATTGAAATGCAGGACCTGTAGGACCATATGGATCACCTCTAAGGCCACGAAGACCTTGCATTCCTTGAGTACCTGTAATTCCAGTTGGACCTGTAGCCATTTGTTATTATAAAGTGATATAAGATGTCCCTGTTCCACTGTATGCTAAACCAATGCTATTATTAGAACCAACAAAAAGTGAAGTTGCAGTATATCCTCCTTTATAGTTGGCTGTTCCATTACTTAGTTCAATTTGAAGTATTCTGCTTGTATTGTTTTTGAAAACCCAAAAAGCTCCAGCATCCGCCGAGTTCATGGAAGCTGGAAGTTGAACTGTAGTAATGAATCCTGTATTGCCGTACACTTGTGGAATTCCTTGAGGTCCTGTTGGCCCTGTAACACCAACTAGATAATAAGTTCCATAAGTAGAAGTTGTTGGAACAATTGGATTTGTACTTGTTGTTACAGTTGTCATTTTAGCACCAGGTCCAAAAAAGTTTACACCTTGTGGTCCAAATGGTGTTCCTTGAAGTCCTGTGCGACCTGCTATTCCAGTTACACCAGTTGGGCCTATAGGTCCATAAGGTCCTTGTGACATTACTAAAATGGAAGTTAATAGTTCAAAAGACTTGAACTCACCATCAAAATGACAGATCTATCAGCAGCTTATCAACGCAAGACGCACCGTGAACATATTCTCTCCCTTCCAGATACATATATTGGCAGTATTGAAACTGCTCGTGAAGAAGTATTCCTCCGTAATGAAGACACTTTCAAAGCAACCACTATTCAACTCAATCCTGGATTCTACAAGCTCATTGATGAGTTATTGGTCAATGCACATGATCATGCAATTCGTCTCCGACAAAAGAAGTCTGAAAATCCAGTGAAAAACATTGAGATTCATTGTGGAGCAACACTCTTCAGTATCAAGAATGATGGTGAGCCGATTGATGTGGCAGAACATCCAGAGCATAAGACATGGATTCCACAGATGATCTTCGGTGAGCTATTGACCTCAACAAACTATGACAAGAATGAGAAGAAGCTGGTTGGTGGTAAGAACGGATATGGTGTGAAGCTAGTGAACATCTTTGCGGAGGAGATGGTTGTTACAGTAGTGGATCAGCCAAGGGGACTGAAGTACAAGCAGACATTCAAGAAGAATATGACAGAAGTAGAGAAGCCTATTGTGATTGCAAACAAGGGTAAGTCAAGTGTTCAGGTTATTTGGACACCTGACTTCAAGCGATTTGGGATGGAGAGCATCGATGATGGAATGATGCGACTGATTGAGCGTCGTGTATGGGATTTGGCGATGACTCTTGGTAAAGAGGTCAAGGTCACATGGAATGAGACGCCGGTCAAGTGTAAGAACCTTACAGAGTACGCAAGGGCGTTTGAATGTGATCCAGTACTCTACGAGACTCCAAATGAGCGCTGGCACATTGCGGTTGCTGATAGTCCTATGGATAAGTTCTTTAGCATGTCCTTTGTCAACGGCATCTGGACCTCTAAAGGTGGAACGCATGTAGACGCAGTGACAAATCAAGTAGTTGGACACATAGTAGACTACTTGGAAACCAAGAAGAAAGTGAAAGTCAAGCCTAGTCTTGTGAAAGATCATCTTGGAATCTTCATCACAAGTATGATTGAAAATCCAAGCTTCACAAGTCAAACTAAAGAGACATTGACGACCAAGTCCAGTGCATTTGGATCCAGTCCAAAACTCAGTGAAGAGTTCTTGAAAAAAGTTGTCTCCAAACTAGCGATTGTTCCAAAGCTGTTGGAAGCACAATCTGCAAAGGACGCTAAAGACAACTCCAAGACGGATGGAAAGAAACAGTCTAGAATCACAGGAATTCCAAAGCTGGATGATGCGATCAGTGCTGGAACTAAAGATTCTGCTAAATGTACTCTCATTCTTACTGAAGGAGATTCAGCTAAGGCTATGGCACTCTCAGGACTCAGTCAAGAACAACGAAAGTTCTTTGGTGTCTATCCCCTCAAGGGTAAGGTACTAAATGTCAAAGACACAAGCGACGCAAAGGTTGAACAAACCAAAGAGATTGCTGAACTCAAGAAAATTCTAGGTCTGACTTCAGGCAAGAAGTATACCGATGTAAAAGATCTGCGTTATGGATCTATCATGATTATGACCGATCAGGATTTGGATGGGTCTCATATTCGAGGTCTGTTGATTAACCTGTTCCATGAACTCTGGCACGAGTTGATTGCGATTCCAGGGTTCATAACCTACATGGCAACTCCGATTGTCAAAGCACACAAAGGCAAGGAGAATCGTATCTTCTACTCGCAATACGAATACGAGCAGTGGAGAGAAGGTGAAGGTTCTAAGGGATGGAAGGTTAAGTACTACAAAGGATTGGGTACTTCTACACGAGACGAAGCCAAAGATTACTTCAGCAAGGTCAATGCGGTGAGATTTGACTATGACGATAAGTCAGATAAGTCCATTGACTTGGCATTCAACAAACAACGAGCCGATGATCGTAAGGAATGGCTCAAAGGATATGACAGAACAGCTTTGATTCCAACTGGTAATCATCTTCCATACGATGACTTCATTCACAAGGATTTGATCCACTTCAGTTATTACAACTTGGAGCGATCCATTCCAAATGTGATGGACGGACTCAAGACCTCACAGCGTAAGATTCTATATGCAGCCTTCAAGAGAAATCTTACACAAGAAATTCGTGTAGCCCAGTTTGCAGGATATGTTTCAGAACACACTGGATATCACCATGGCGAAGCCTCGCTAAATGAGACCATTATTGGTATGGCTCAGGACTTTATGGGTTCAAACAATATCCCATGGCTTGTTCCACAGGGACAATTTGGAACTCGTATTCAAGGTGGAAAAGACGCAGCATCTCCCCGTTATATTCACACCTATCTCCAGCCACGCATTCGCAAGATTGTCTGTGAAGAGGACTTCCCGATTCTCAAGTATCGTGATGACGATGGATTGCCAGTAGAACCTGAATGGTACGCTCCAGTCTTACCGATGCTTCTGATCAATGGTGCTCGTGGTATTGGTACAGGATATTCAACCTACATTCCACAGTGTAATCCGAAAGTCATCAAGGAAATGATTGTAGATCATTTGAAGAACAATACCCCACTCTCTACCAAACCACTCACACCTTACTTTGAAGGATTCAAGGGAACCTATACTGAAGAAGGTGTTATGGGTTCATTCAAGAAGGTTAAGGATGAGTATGTAGTCACAGAGCTTCCGCCGGGAACATGGACAGCTGATTATCGCGAGTGGCTAGAGAAGGAACTTGCTGAAGGTAATATCAAGGACTTTACAGATACATCCACAGATCAGCAGATTAACATCATAATCAAAGGTATTGATGAAAAAGTACTTGTGAAGTCTCTGACTGAGAAGGTCAAGACAACCAATATGCACGCATTCAATCACAAGGGTATCATTACAAAGTATTCTACACTAAATGCCATTCTAGAGGAGTTTGTTACGGTTCGTCGCGGACTCTATGAAGATCGTCGCAGGCATCAACTTGGAGTCATTGCAGCCAAGTTACCGTATCATGAAAATGTAGTCCGATTCATCAAGGATCAGATTTCAGACAAACCTAAGGTAGTACTCAAGAAGAAGTCACTGAAAGAGTGCGATGAAATCTTGAAACAGAATCAGTACGAGTTGATCAACGACAGCTACGACTACATTCTAAATCTTCCTGTATCCGCCTTTACGCTGGAGAAGATCAAGAAGCATGAGGATGACCGAATTAACTTGAAAGTTCAACAAGAGGACTTGGAGAAGACAACTTGGCGTGAGATGTGGCTAGCAGATTTAGAAGTAGTATAATAAGGAATGAGTTACCTTGATTTATTAGTCAAACAAGATCGAGCCGCACAAAATACATATTCATTTGATCCGCGTATCATGATGCAAACTACACGAGGATACAATAGTGTAGAACCTTTTTCAACTGGAGGTTCAATTACTAATCCTGAAGTATCGTATACGAATGAACAAACAGGATCACATTCAGACGCATCTATTGTTCAAGAATCACCTAAAACAACAGTTGCAAAACGATATGTTGTTGTGGATACATCACAAAGAGATTGGGTCAAGCAACCTAATCCTTTTTCAAATTTAACATTTACATTTGGTACTCAAAATTCAAATACAAGTAATCCACCTGTTTATGCTAACAATCCATTCGTACCTACTTTTGCAGATGAACAAACAACACTTGCATCACCTATACCTGGTATTCCAAATAGTCGTGGATGGACCTTATCGAATGTACCCTATCCACCCTACAATTCAAGCTTACCAAATGGTAATTTTATTGGATATGATACAGGCTATACATTGACACCTTCTGGAGCCGGATTTGGAAGTGTTTTTACACCATGTAATGTAGCATCTATTCGTCTAGTTCGTGCTGTTATGCCTCAGCGTCAGTTTTTAGATTTACCTATCATTCCAACTGGTTCTAATGCAGCTTTATCGGCTTCAATTTCAGCCTCACTTGCGAACACTACTTTTTCAACTTTTTCAACCTATCCTTATCTGATGTTGTATCTCAACGAATACTTTGGTCAGTATGTAGGAGGCAATGAACCCACTCGTCGTTCATTTTCAGTGATGACACAGAAGCAACGCCAGCAGCAGGTGTTTAACACATCTGTAGGTGTTCAGCAGTTTGACTATGAGCCATGGGGTGAAGAAGCACTTCGTCTTCAAAGTCCAATTACAAACTTGCAACGCATTCAAATCAGTGTCTCTGATCCAATTGGTAATGTATTTGTTCATAATGATAATCTTTCAATCTCACTAATGCAGACAGATGCTGATGGAATGTATATTAAGTGCTTTACACCTCAGTTTCAATATTTCAGTGGTAATGAAATGCGTATTGGTGATCGTGTTGTTTTCTATCCTGGAACAATTTCAAACATGTTGAAATCAGTCTACCTTTCAGTTCAAAATGTTGATAAGAAACGATTTGTACAAGCACTTTTAACTGGAACTTTTCCAGTCTTACAACTATTAGATTATGTTTCAGATGCGGATGGTATTTATCAACCAAGATCATCTTCAAATCAACCTCGTACGGTTCCATATATATCATCTTATAATGGATTCATAATTCCAAACTTTTTTACACGAGGTAACAACGGAAATGTAACGCCTGAGTATCCTGGATCTATTGATAATACAACTTATACCATTCTTGAACCAAACTCATTAGTAGGTTCAAATCTTGAGTTTATGAATGCATCTCTTCAGCCAGTCTATACACTCGAATTAGAAATTCTTCAACCTGATACAGGTGCGATCGGTGGAAAGATTGTCTTATAACAAAGCAATGAGTTCTCCTCTTGTTGATCTAAGTGTTGAATCCCTGTCTGAGTTTTATACCCGTTCGGCTATTCCAAATGCTCCCAAACATACTGGGCGGCTTCCTCTCAGTGGTGATGAAGAAAAATCAACACTGCCTCCCTATACCTTAACTGCTCAAGAACCCTATGTTGTTCCATCTCGTGTAGCTGAGAAGATGCAGTACCGTCATGAGTCTACTCCTTTGAATACCGTATTCTTTAGTGAGGCAAACTTGGAAAATCTTCAAAGTGAGATTGCTTCAGCTGTTCTTCAAATGAGCGGTTCTAAACGATATATCATTGGTCGCCAGAGCGATACAGATTTGAAGACAGTAATGAGATCCTATTACCTTCAGTATGCCCAGAATGACCCTGAACGAGTCTCCGAAGAACTTGAATTACTTAACAACCGAGTCATTGGATGGTGTGCAAACAATATTATGGTAGAAATTGAAGCCTACAAGTATTACCGCAAGGATATTCAGGATTTCCCAGCACCCATCGAACGACCTACACAAGTCAATGTATACGGAACGCGGACAGGTGAGCTGAAGAGCTTCTTTTAAGTAAGTAATGTTGGTTCGCTTTCAGGATCGTATTTTTCTACAACAAGGACGATGGTATCTCTGGGATTCAGCAATCGGTCTATTTAGACCCATTGATGGATTTGCTTGGAATGGAACTTCATGGATCGTAGATGATCACAAATATAGATCTGATCCACTTGAAAAAACCTATGGATTTGGAACAGCAGAAATCCTTGCAAAGTGTATTGAACTCAGCAAGACCTATGAACCTCGTATTCAATCTGCACCAGTAGCTTCCTATCTTGCAATTGGAAATCCACAATGGTTTCGGGATCGTCCTATCAATTTTACTCATTCGGCATCGCGTGATGTAGCCTCTTGGAAACGAATGAGTCAAGGACGAGCAAGAACATGCAAGCGTCGTTCAAGCAACAAGTTTACAAAACGCACCCTTTAAGAATAGAAAGATGCGTGTGAATATTATTGGAAACACAAATTCACTTGGATTAGCCCAAGATATCCATATCTTACATGGTATGGTCTTTAACACTTTGGGGAAGGGCACGGTCATCCGTCACGTTCCTCATTTTCATCCTCAATGTGAGGAAGCAGATATCAACTTCTTTGTTGAATCCATTAATCCATCTCTCTTTCATTCAGCTGCTAAGAACATTTGGATTCCTCATCCTGAATGGACGCAAAAAGCTTGGGAGCCCTATGGACATATGGTTGATGAGATTTGGGTTAAGACACATGAAGCAGCAAAGTTGTTTGAGACTTGGGGAAAAGTTAGGTACATCAACTGGACTTCTGTGGACAAAACAGTTCCAATCACAAAAGATTACGGCCGTGCAATAGTTCCCGTTGGCAAGAATCCTTGGCGTCATCCAAAACCTATCGTTCAAGCCTATATGCGAATTCAACAAACAGATCCTGAGTTGTTTCAGCGTCTTCCAGTGATAGAACTTGTATATTATGATCTTCAGGTTCCTAAGATTCCTGATATGATTTCTTCTAAATTTGTGGTTCATAGTGATCGCATGTCTGAAAAAGAATATGATCAATTGATGGCTGATTGTGGATTGATGATTTGTACATCTGCTGCAGAAGGGTTCTGTCATGCAGTCAATGAAGGTATGTCAGCAGAATGCATGCTTATTTTAAGTTCAATTAAGCCTTTCTCTGAGATTACAAATAACGCTATCTGGGCAAGTAGTGCTCGTTCAGTTGAACATCCAGAATGTTTAGGAGTCTTAGAAGATATAGATGTTGGATCACTAGTAGAGTGTCTTACTTTGTATACTAATATGTCTCATCATGAGAAGCGTTCTGAAAGTAGAGCAAATCGTGATAGATATGAGAGTCGTCATCAGAAATTCTTGAAGACAATTGAAAAAGCCATTCAAAGTGTTGCAGAAGGCTTAGGAGACTATTCAGTTGAAAAGACACTTCCAAAAGAAGAAGATCTTCCCTTCATTTCGGTAATTACAATTACTCGTGATCGTCGTCCATTTATTCCATTGGTCAAATATGGATTAATTGCTCAAACCTACCCAGTAGATAAGATTGAATGGGTGGTTGTAGATGATGGTACTGATCAGATTATTGATCTAATTTCAGATATGAAGAATCTAAAATATGTTCTTTCAGATACTCCACTTACTATTGGAGCAAAGCGTAATTTGGCAATAGAACATGCAACACACGATATTTTTGTAACCATGGATGATGATGATGTGTATCCAAGCAATAGTTTGTTATCACGTGTAGCCAATCTACTTGCTACGCCCAAAAAAGACTGCTTATTCTCAACAGTGATCCCTTGCTACAACATTCATGAAAAGAAGTCCTTTATGAACATTCCTCCTATCAAACTTCCTATGTGTGATCGTGTGTCTGAAGCAACCTTATGCTTCACACGGGCTTTCTGGGAAGCAGGAAAGTTTCCTGATCAACAGATTGCAGAAGGTGGTGGATTTATTCGTGGTCGTGAACAACAATGTCGCGAGATGTCACCACAAGATATCATTGTAAGCTTAGTTCACAAGAAGAATACATCGGCTCGCAAGGCACCTCCTATGGCTGAACCTAACGGATGTCACTATGGATTCTCAGATGATCTATTCACGTTAGTTACAGAGATTGGTGATTCTATTTAATAATAATGCCTTATTTTGAGAGATATACAACTGCTCATGATTGGGTATGGGCAGGACAGTTCTCAATGTGTCATATGAATGGACCTATTGTAAAGTTTTTACAAGCTCAATTAAATACAATACCATTTGCAATCATTCAAGGGGATGGAATTATGACTGAAAAGAATTTAACACTTGCAATTTTTGATAAAATTGATTTAGAAAAACTATCACTTGAAAATTCAGCGATTGGAGTTTTATGTACTCGAGATATTTCTCATCAAAATATGATTCTTCTTCCACTAGATGATACTTCATTTGAAAAAGGTGTATGGGATTCAGTGTCAGATCATATTCAACGCATTCCTTGGGAATCTAAAAAATCCATTGCATATTGGCGTGGATGTCTTTCAGGTGGTAAAGCTCCTACAGTACGAACAAGAGTTGTATGGGACCTTCATGATTTTCCTCATGCAGATGCTAAATTAACAAGAAAATTGAATATGACTCCAGACTTTATGGGACGATTACTATTCCCAGAAGATACACGTTTCTATGATGAATCACGTAGCTTACAAGAACATATTCAACATAAATATATTTTGATATTAGATGGAAACTGTATTGCGTCCGCACTTCAGTGGGTGTTTGCTTCAGGATCTGTACCAATTTTGATAACACATCCTGGAAACAACTGGTGGTTTAGTAAATTTTTGATTGAAGGATATCACTATATTTCTGTAGACTATGATCTCTCCAATCTTAGACAAGTAATTCAATACCTTGTTGAACATGACGAATATGCTCATGATGTTGCAACACATGCTATGGAGTTTGCTAAAACTGTATTAAGCTCTGAGTTTCAACATGGGTATTTGATGAAAGAAATCAAACGAATTACAAATGTTTAATAGAAGAGACCTGCACGACCCTTGCGAGAGCCGCGTCGGCTCTTGCGGGATCCACGGCGGCGTCTGCGAGCACCTTCAACAGGGGCTTCAGCACCCTCTTCAGCTGCCTCAACGGCTTCTTCCATTTCACCACCCTTGAGCTTCTTGAGGGTCTTGAGCATCTTCTTCATCTTCTTGGTCATTTTGCGCGATCGCTTTCGGCCGCCAGTGAGAGGGAGTGGGCTGAGGGCAACAGCACCGCCTTTCATTGCAGTGGCATGGGCAGCATCACCAGAGGGAGTTACAACAGTTGCAGAAGGAGTCGACATTTGTTTGTTCTAACATCAACACAATTTCTTAAGCCGAGCAAGAAACGCAGGAGGGTGGCTCAACAGTAAATTGTTGTGCCTTGGCGGCTGCTTTAGTTCGCAAATAATAACATCCTGTCTTCAATCCTGCCTTCCACGCATAAAAATGCATGGACGATACTTTGGATGGAGTTGGCTCGGCGAGGAATAAATTGAGTGATTGAGATTGGCAAATAAACGGAGCACGGTCACGAGCTAGGTTAATTAAGGTCTTCATTGGAATCTCCCATACGGTCTTGTAGAGCTCACGAATATCTTCGGGTAATTCAGTCATACCTTGAATGGATCCATTGTTTGCGATAATCGATGTTCGTACTTCAGAAGTCCATAACCCTCTTGCAACTAGATCTTCAACTAAGTACTTATTGACAACCATAAACTCGCCTGATAACACACGACGAGAATACAAGTTAGAAGTGAATGGTTCAAAGCACTCATTATTACCTAGAATCTGAGAAGTGGATGCAGTAGGCATTGGAGCAACTAATAATGAGTTTCGCATTCCACCTTTACATAATGTTTTAAGCAGTCCCCAATCTAGATAAGGTGTTTCTCTAGGCGATTCACCCCACAAGTCAAACTGCATCTTTCCTTCGCTCATAGGTGATCCGAGAAATGATGGATATGTATTTGTAGGTTCAACTGGAACACGCCAATCATCATCTTTACCCGCCAAACACATACTAGTTTTTGCAGATGCATAGTAGATGTTCTCAAAGATTTCACGATTCAACTTTACCGCTTCAGGAGAAGTCCATGGAATTCGCAACATTGCAAACACATCTGCTAAACCTTGAACACCAATACCGATTGGTCGATGTCTTAGATTTGAACGCTTACACTTTTCAGTTGGGTAATAGGTCTTATCAATTACAATGTCCAAGTTTCGTGTGAGAACAGATGTATATGCACGAAGAAGTTTGAAATCAAACACTCCATTCTTGACAAACTTAGGTAAAGCAAGAGATCCTAAGTTACAGACCGCTGTCTCTTCTGGAGAAGTGTACTCAATGATTTCAGTACAAAGATTGGATGATTTGATGGTTCCCAAATGCTGTTGATTGGATTTTGCGTTACATGCATCTTTGTACAGTAAATACGGTGTTCCAGTCTGAATCTGAGCATCTACAATCATCTGCCAGAGCTTCTTAGCAGAAACCTCCTTGACATACTTGCGCTGTCTCTCATACATCAGATATAGACTTTTGAACTCATCGCCCCAAGAATCTGAAAGACCAGGGCATTCATCAGGAGTCATCAAGCACCAGACTCCATCCTGTTCAACTCTCTGCATAAACAGATCAGGAATCCATAAACCATAAAATAAGTCACGGGCTCTTTCTTCATCATTTCCAGTATTCAACTTGAGACGAAGAAACTCTTCAATATCTGCATGCCAAGGTTCCAAATAGATTGCAAACGATCCATTACGCTTTCCACCTTGATTCACATATTTGGCTGTATCATTGAATACCTTTAGCATCGGTGTCAATCCTGTAGACTTTCCATTGGTTCCATGAATGGTTGAATCTCGTGCACGAACATTATGAACGGATAATCCGATTCCACCCGCCCATTTTGAGATCTGAGCACATTCGCCTAATGTATCGTAAATACCCTTGATTGAGTCATCTTGCATATGAACCAAAAAACAAGAACTTAACTGAGGGCGTGGGGTTCCAGCATTAAACAAAGTAGGAGTTGCGTGAATGAAATATCCAAGAGATAATGCATCATAAGTCTCTCGAACTCTGGAAAAGTTAGTTCCATGAAGTTGAATGGCAACTCGCATCCACATATGTTGAGGTCGTTCTCCTGGAAGCATGTACCCTTTTTGAAGAGTCTTGAATCCAAAGTAATCGAACATGAAATCACGATTCCATACAAACATACTCATGATCTCAGAAGCATGTTGATTAAAGATTGAACGATAAGCATCTGAGTAGATTGGATTATCTAAAGGTGGAAGCTCAGGATTGAGTTTCTGGTGATTATCAATGATAATACGAGCAGCCAACTTACCATAATTAGGGTGATAACGAGCCTGCATCATAGCACATGTTTCGGCAGCAAACTCATCTAATTCAGACGTTTTAATTCCGTCATGGATTTGAGAGCAGACTTTTTGAGAGACCAAATCAGGGTTTACATGTGGTAGACCTTCAGCTAATCGTTGGATGCGAGTTGAGACTTCATTAAATGAAACAGGAACTCGGTCACCATTACGCTTTGTTACATACATATGATCATACATGCTCACTACTATATCCTCCATCCTTACCTTTAAGCACTATTCAAAAAAAAGGGTGGTGGTCGGGACTTTCATCCCGCGGTTTTTCTGTAAAGGGTTCACTGTGGATCGGTACTTCTTTGCCCATAAACCAAAAAACGATAAAGACAATTGCTAGAACAATTACAAGAAAAATGATTGTATAAATCTCTGTTTTCACCATTTGAGTTGCCATTTCTTCTGGAGTTCTAGCGCCCATTGAGTACGCAACTGCCATGCGTTCTTCTAGTGGATTCATTGAACCTGGAACTCCAACAATTTGAGGTGGTGCAGGCATTACTTAATGATTGAGATTTCAAAAGCGAGAGCCGATATCGAAGAGTGCTCCGTTGTGTTCATGAGCGGATGGTGTGAAGTAGGTCGCTTGACCGTAGTGTTCTACATCCTCCCAGTTTTCAAGCTTGGCTTCTTCAGCCAGCTGTTGATTGCTCTTGACTTTCTTGACCCAGACCTTGCGTTTTACGACTTCCCATCCTTTAGTGTCATCCTCCATAAGAGGTTCAGAGGGACAAGGGAAATCTCCAAATGGAGTTAGAGCGTGGTAGGCTGGAGAGACTTGACACTCAATGAGTGCTGCGATGTACTTATTCTGCATGGAAACATTACGAGGGTATCTTTGAATAGCGAGAGAGTTGATTGAAGACATTTTATCACTGAGGTACTATCTATTTGTTTGGAAACTATAGATCCATTTTGTACGATGATGAAATTGAATTATTTTTCAGTGAGTAACTTTATCTGAATATGTGATGATTCTAATTCTTTTACAAATAAACTCATTGCGTACGGCATAGGCATTGTATCAGGACTTGTATCTAAAGTTCCTGTTGAACGATCAATCTGAACTTCGGCTCCATCAGATCGATCCATAAAACTTTCATGAAGAAACTTGGACATTCCATGAGCCACCATACCATCACGTTCCATTTCACCAATTGCAAGACCTCCACCCTTAGAACGACCATGTAGAGGTTGATGTGTCAACAGAGTCTTAGGTCCAGTTGCACGATAGTTGATCTTGTCTTCTACCATGTGTTTCAAGCGTTGGTAATAGATAGGTCCCATAAAGACATCGGCTTCCATCATTTCACCCGTTTCTCCATTATACAAGATTTCATGTCCATGTGGTTCAAATCCACGAAGCGTCATTTCAGTCTTTAAGTCTGCAATACGATTTGAAACTGTAAAGGGAGTTGCATCTATAAATGTTCCTAGTTGAATACCTAGTTTATTACTCATAGCCTCAATTAACTGACCAATCGTCATACGAGTTGGAAGACCATGAGGATTAAATACAATATCAGGTCTTAATCCTCGTTCAGTAAAAGGCATATTCTCTTCGGGAATAAGTTGACCTACTGTACCTTTCTGGGAATGTCTTGAAGCCATCTTATCACCTGGAACTGGAGATCGTTCTTCAACAATACGAATCTTGACTCCATTACTTCCATCTGGCATTGAGTACCGATAAATACCATCGACTCTTCCATGTTGACCTCTTTTAGGAAGTTGTGATGCATCACGAAATCCTTTTTCAGTTCCTTCTGAATCTGTAATCGGTGTCACGATTCCTACCAAGACCGTTTTATCATCCACAATTGAGTTCAGTTTGATAATTCCATCAGCATCAAGCATTTCATAGGATACATCCTCTTTGCGTTTGACAGCATCTGAATACTTAGGATTGGTAACAGGATTTGCAAACATTGTGCGAATCGGAGGAACAACCGATGGATCCAAAATAGTTTCACGAACATCATATGAATGGAAGTAATGAGTTCGGAACATTCCACGCTTGAGACTGTTCGCATTGATGATCATTGAATCCTCTTGGTTATGACCTCCATAAGTTGTAAAAGCTACGATCACATTTTCACCATATGGCATACATCCACCTGAACCCATCATTTCACGATACATCCAAGTATGAGATAGAGGCTTCTGTGGATTCACAGTAATGGATGAAATCGTATCAAATCGCTTGTTATAGTTTGTATGAAACCATGAACAGGCTTGCTTCTGTTGAGCGATGGAGAAGTTATTACGAGTACCTGGATTATGATCTAAAAAGGGAGTCAAGTTTGCAAGAGGCGATAAACAGAATGACATATGAATCTCTGATTGCAAAGTAGGATGAAAGGGTGTTAATGAAAATCGAGCAACACCTGATTCGGTGGCATCTACAAAGTCCATTAGGTTCATCAAATCTTGCCAAGTCTTTGCAGCAAGTACATCAGGTTCAGTCACTCCTTCACGATACACAGGACGAATAGGACGTCCAGCATCACAAGTAATTGTGTAGATATTCTCAAGTCTATTCCATGCAAGACTTACATCAAATCGGAATTCACCAGTTCTTCTCAATGTTAATAACTTGATATGTAGATCTTCAGTATTTCCAATACAAAGTCCTACCAAATCTGAATTGACATAGACACGAGTCCAGAAAGGCAGCCAAGTAGAAGGATGAATGTCTTCAATGCGACGAACTAGTTTGGTGTCAAACAATTTGGTTCGGATGACTGATGAAGGAAATGCATTAGAGACCTTTGCAAGAATGGCTAATGATTTTAGATGACCCACACCCGATCCATCTGGAGAATCAATCGGACAAGTCAATCCAAACTGAGATGCATATAATCTACGAGGAGGTGCAGTATTCATAGAGGGTTCAATCTGAAGAGATGTACGACGAAGTTGAGACAGATAGCTGACATATGAAAGACGAGAAAGTTCTTGAGCAATTCCATCACGACCTCCCCACTGACCTTTGAAGGATTTGGTAAACTCATTCATCATCATATATTTGCGCCAATAAGTTCCAACTGTTTCACGCTCAACAAGCTGAGCCAATCCACGACCTTCGTAGGTCTTACGCTCATACTGAATTCTTGAATCTAACTTCAATAACATAGTCTTTGAGACTTCACGGTAGATACGACGAAACTCTTGGAACATTAGGTCACCGGATGTATTGAAACGCTTATATTCAATATTATCGCGATCCGAAGGAGGCTTTCGTCCAAGAGATACATCAATTGCCATTCTCACCATTTGTGCGAGAAGGTAAGCTTTACGACGCAACAAGGTTCCAGGATTCTCAGAAGATTCAATATGAGGAAACATCAACTCATAAATATTTTGAATAACTTCTGAACGATACTTGCGCTTAGTCAGACGCTCAAGAACCTCAAGATCAGAACCTGCTTTTTCCAAAAGTACAGTATGACTTAACACGAGTTGTTGAAACACATCATCGTATGCAAGACGATCACGATCTGGTACTCCTGCTAGAATGAGATCATATAAATCACGATCCGATGTAACACCCAATGCTGCAAAGATGCTCAATACTGGAACAGGTTCAGTAAATCCAGGTAGAGTGACAACCAAACTACGCTTAGATCTACTTTTTTCTACATCTTCTTCATTCCATGCAGAAGGTGGACTCAATACCAAATAGTGAGAATACGGACCTTTGGATGCATCTTCCGAAACAGACTTGATGCCTACATAAAACTCCTTTTCACCTTCAAAGGAAGTCTTTTCAACACGCTTGAGTTCAGCAGGCTCATCTTCAGTATCTTCTGCAGTAGATGCAGCTTTGCGATCACGAAGTCCTGAGTACATCATGTTATTTCCAAGTAGTTCTTGAGTCAACAACACTCGCTCTTTACCATCAATAATAAAGTATCCACCAAGTTCGTAGAGACATTCGCCTAATGGATATCCATCCATTGCAGTCAAATAACAGTTACGACTTCGGAGCATCAGAGGAATTTCACCGATCACAATGTTCTCAAATGTATTGACAACTGGCTCTCCCATTCCTTCAGGAAATACATATTCGAATACAATATCGCCGCGAAAAGTGAGTGTGTAGCTTTTGTTATCTAGACGACATGCATGAGGCACAATGGGTCCTCCGTGTTCATCTACAGGGGGTTCAAAGGAGATCTTAGATCCATCTTTACCACCAATGTAAATTCTGATAAATCGCTTATCCGACAATTCAAGTTGAAAAGGATTGGACACTTTAACGAAGGTTGGAATACTTATTTCCAACATTGCATTGAAAGACGAGAGATGGTGATCTACTAGTGGAAAACTTGTATCTCTAAACAATCTACGAAGCACATGTTTGGGAGCCTCCATTGTGTTTGAGAACAGTAAGCATTTTCTCTGGAAAGACGAAGAAGAAGTATGTGGAGTGAAACACGACGACCTGAATATCTATCGCAAGTTGTAGGACATACCGAAGTGAAAGAAAAATTGACTACCTATTTAGCTAGGAAACCTTATACAAGTGTTGTCCTTCTTCATGGACCTCCTGGAATTGGTAAAACAACCATGGCCTTGGCATCGGTTCGTTCTGCAAATATGGAGCCTCTTGAAATTAATGCGAGTCAGTCTATGCGAAGTCATGAAGATGTAGCTCAACTGATTAACTCGTGTCGTCATACACGGACTTTATCATCCTTCATTCGAGGTGATGATAAATCTATGTGTTTGATTTTAGATGAAGTGGATGGTTCAGACCCACATGCACAAAAAAAGTTAACTGAATGGATGGCCAGCAATGATCGACATGTTCCTGTAATTATGACTTGTAATGAAGTTCCCCGAATTATGAAATCGAACCCTCAGATTCATCTTCTTCGGTGTTTTCCTCCCAAGCCGACAGAGATGCTACAACTCTTTCAAGCATACGACGTGCAGCAGGTGACAGAGCTGGCCAAGCGATTCAAGCATGATGTTCGTCGGATGATGCTCTTTCTTCAGTATGGGGAGTCTCATTCACTACCTCACTCAACAAGGCCGACCGAATGCTCGCCGGAGGTGGCGTACTTACTTGAGCAGAAGATGTGGGTAGAGGTGGATCCGTTGTTAAGATCGTCCTCGTCCGCCCACGCCTAACCTGTGGTACAAAAAAGAGTCCAGACGATGGAGTTCTATCCCGAATGTCATGTCTGCAGTTTGGGCAATGAACGCTTCGTGTGAACCACTCTGAAATACAGGTAGTATGAAATGAGTGACCACAATGCATAATTCGTGTTGCTGGACTTGTGAGAGTCTCTTGACAAATGGCACAGTTTCCAGAATCATCTTCAGGAGTAGCTGTTTCAGTAGCTGCCATAATCTGTTCAGGGGTAGCATGAACAACTATAGGATCGTTCCAACCTGGAGGAAGTGTGTTAGGAACGGTAACATTATAGCGAACTGAATACAGCGGAGATTCAACTGCCATATAACTTCGGATCAGTCCAAGAAGAACAGCTGTATTTCGCTGGTGAGTTTCTATTATATTTTCACGTCTACCTGCTTGTAATATACGAGCAGATTGGTAAAAAGTTCGTTCTGTTTGTAGTAACGCATCTAATGTATCGAGTATTCCAACCTGATTATCCATACTGTTTAGTTACTCAAAATACGAAAGCCTTTTACCTTTTGAAGAAGTTTGTAATAGGCTGTTGGCCTGTAAACCTTGGAGACTTTAGGAATATAATTGAGTTTAACTGATCTTCCTTTTTTTCGAGTGTAGCCAAAGTAGCTTCCTCTTCATCTTTTAGCTTTGCAAAGTATTCATTGTAGACTGTTGAATAAGACTTTCTAGGCGGAATGTACCCATCTAATTGCTCAATACACAAAGCAAACAGCTGAGCCACTGGGTTTTGAATTTGATTTGTAATATAGAAGTTGACATCAGGTTTCATCTTATGAGCTCTAACATAGTCTAGATGCTCAATCTTATCACCTTGCTTTGACTTGTTCTTGTATTCTGCAACATAGACATATTGTAGTCTGTCTCCTACCTTTGGTGCTGTACCTGGATCACGAGCCTCCATTCGGTCAGCAAGAACACGGTGAGCTGGAAGTGTAGCACGTCCATCGTAGTCCTTTGCCATTGCAGCATAGTCATCTCGTAAAGACTTGCTGACAATGAACTTCTCAATAGGCACCTTATTTTCCAACACCTTCACAAGCATTTCCTCAACAAACTTCTGTGCCTTCTTGATGTCTCGCTCTAGCAACAGAACATCCAGAGCGCCACCAAATACATCTTTTACAATTGGAGCATTATCGCGACGCTTCAGAACAACACCCATAGACATTCGCTTTGCTTTTGCTGGATTAGGGTCTTCTTCGTATTTCATTCCTACATATCGCTTTCTACAGAAGAGAATGAACGGGTAGAACGTCTTCTCATAAGCGATTTTATAGGGCTTTCGCATTTGTCGGGAGATTGAAGTTCCGCACTCAATTCCCAAGCGTATTGACTCTGCGACGTCTCTTGTAGGGAACTTAACGAAAATGGAGTCTGTATCTCCGTAGACCACTTCTCCTCCGAACTCGCTTTCGGCGATGGTACGGGCGAATTGAAGTGCCTTTCTTCCAGCTGCTGTTGTACAGGCAGCAACGTATACGTTTCTAATTGGAGAGGTTCGGGCTCCTGCTTGACCGTAGACTGAGTTTGCAACAACTTTGTAAGCAAGTTGAAGGCCGTTGAACACAGATCTCTGAGACTCATCATATTGTTGATCCTCCATCTTTTGTTTGAACTCCTTTCGCTTCTTCAATAAAATCTCAAGTGTTTTAGGGAGAATGCCTTGTGTCATCGGATTCTGACCTGATTGGACAAATGTACAGACTGTCTTACCTATAACCTCATCGCCGTTTTTGTTGTCATATTCAATTTCTTCAAACACATACCCTTTCTCTTCTAGTTCAGTGATCTGATCTTTTGTAAGACCATGTCTTCCTTCAGTATATCCCTCTGTATCTAGTATTCTTGTTGAAACCCATGTGTCCGGCGAGAGATTGTAGGCAATCATGTTCGTTGGATACAAAGAGTTGAAATCCAAAACTGAGACAGGCTGATCTAGATACATTCCGATCTTAGGTGGAAGCACAATCGCACCTTCATAGGAGATACCCTCGCCTTCAATCGCTTCCATACTACGAATAATCTGATCTCGCTGAGATGCGTAATAGACTACTGCAGAGAAGATCTTGATACCTTGACCTCGTGTTAATACAAAGTTCATAGGCACTTTACAGACATCTGCCATTCCACGAGCATTAATCAGAGTATCCAACTTACCCATCAAAGTCGCCACTAGATCGCAATCCTGAATACAGTATCGTGCTACACGAGCACGACCCTCTGGACCTCCATGTCGATGGAGTTCAAACATTTCTTGAGGTGATACATCATCTTTAGAGAACGACCATTCAAGATGCTTCATCTCTTCTGGTGTAAAATCCGTAAACAAGAGTTCATCAGATTTGATCTTAAATCCTTGCTTGGTGACCTCATAGACTTCAAACTTTTCACCATCATACACTGGATCATTCGTATTTCCAACCAACTCAAATCGAACATAGTTTCCATTACGCAACCCACGAGTACTTTTGGTTGTAATTTGGTTGTTTTCATAGCTGACCACTTTGTCTCTTAGAAATGTGAAGGCTACATTATCCAACTTGAAGTTATCCAAGTTATGCTCACGACGCATATTCAGAAGAAGATCAACACCTAATCTACCTCGGATAGTCAAGTATCTTAAATCAAACTTTCCAGCAGCAAGTTCAGTCTTCTTAGTTTCAAACTTCTTGTCTCCCCATGCATCCGTCTTCTTGCGAGCAAGTTCAAACTCATCTAGAATTCCTAGCTTTGTAACTCGTCCTTCAATGTATGCATCATCAAAACCAAAGATGTTATAGCCGCAAAGGATATCTGGATTACGGCTTCGGATTTCATCAGCAAACTGGAGAAGCATATCGATCTCGTTCTCACAGGATACAAATTCAACTGTATCATCTCCAGAGTCAGCAACTTCACCTAGCACAAAGACGACTCGTGCGCTTGGCGTAATCATATCAGTTGAACGACGATACGAAATACCGATTTGAATAATTGGATCTTTAGATGAAACTGGAAACTGATTAGAATCTCCAGCAGGGCACATCTCCAAATCATAAGAAGCAACTAGGAGTGGAATTGTTGCATCACATGCTTCTACATTGGTGTAGTGGCACTCATAGAACGCATCTACATAATAAGTTTCTTCTCCATTCTCATCACAAGGAATTGAAACTTCTTTGATTTTAGAGAACTTCAAAGGTGAAGCTGGTCCAATATGCTTCTCATGAAAGAACCGCAAGAAGGGTGGAAGATTACTCTCATATTGGACACCTTTGAGAACTGATTTTGCAGCTTTAAAAGTAGCCAGAGTATCACAGTCCACTTTCCAAACGGAAACTTGTTTCAAGTCATTGAAGCCAGACATTGTATCAAACTTCTTAACTTGACTGATGTTAGGCGATGGATTCTCATAAATACCCTTGCTCAAACACCACTTTTTACCACACTTCGCAATCATCTTATTAGAGGCTTCATAGACAGCAGATGTATCTGGTCTTTCGTTCACATAGAAATATGGCTTGAACCCAGTTAGACGAACACAAGCAACTTTCTTGTCTTCACATCGTCCAAATACATCAATTACATACAATCCTTCTATATCGTGTTCATACCAGTCAACAGGCTGGAGAATCATTTCAGGCTACTATTCTTAACCCTGAAGAAAGCTTATTCATTTTTTCTGTATCACAAGGTAAGAGATGTTCTCCACAAATTCAGTAGATTGGTTCAACGCACCTACGCGTATTCGTTCAGATGAATATGATACCGCTGCGAAGACAGTGGGTAATACAAGTACTTTAACTCGTCAGACAACAGGCATGGAATCTGCCTGCTCAGATACCTTGAACCCTGCTTCTGCAATGGCTGATCAACCCGGAATGATTGCTATGGGTGGATTTGGTCAGCCAGGTGGTGGATGTGCGGTTGATGCAAACACCGATCTTCGCTGGGGAATTCCAGGAGCTTGGCGCCAAAAAGGTAAACACGAACTTTGGGCTCGTCCATTCGCAACCACACCTAATATGGGCGGAGGAGATCAAACTGCTGTGGACGACGAATCTGAATTGATTCATGCAGCATCCATTCGTAATCGCAAGGAAGCCAACACGGTCATGGATTCCGCTATTCCAAACTTCTACCAACCCTTAATTGATATCAAACAATCTGAATATTCAAATCCTAGTAATTGGATTTATGACTGGACTCGCGGAGGTGATGCCACACGTCTGATTCAGACAAAACGAGTAGATGTATCATAATAATGCGAATTGTCTTCTTTGCAGGAAGAATGCCCGACTTATGTGGTGCATTCTTTCACGATATTGATCTCGCAATTGAACTTGAAAGGAGAGGCCATGAAATAGTTTTTTTAACGATAATTGATGTTCCAAAAGAAGGTGTGAATGGAGGAGTCTATCGTGGTTTCAGATACATGCACTATTCTGCAGGGGGTAAATATTTGGATGTAAGTGAAGGTTGGATTTGCCCTCACGCCCCATCTCTTCCTGAAGTAAGAAGATTGAACAGTCGAGGCTACAATCGTCCAATTTTAACAACTTGTCACTACGATGGAAGTTATCAAGCGCTTACAAAAAATAATCCTGGACGAATGATTCGTTGGGTAGAAATGGTCATGTTTATTAATTCTACAATGGAACCTAATTTTAGGAAAAATGTTAATCCATGGCCACCAAATGTTGTAAGAACTGCTATTGTTAGACCGCTTATGCATGAAGATAAGATCAGGATTGACGAACCTTTTCAAGGAGATTGTATTACACTTGTAAATGCAAATCAAAATAAAGGAGTTACTCAATTTATTGAAATTGCTAAACGAATGCCAGATCGAAAGTTCTTAGCAGTCATTCCATACTATGGAGAACTAACTCCTCCTCCTGTACCTAGCAATGTTGAATTAATTCCATTTGACAATGACATTCGTAATATTCTCAAACGAACACGAGTTCTTGTGATGCCTAGTTACTATGAAAGTTTTGGAAGAGTTGCTGTTGAATCTATGTATAACGGTATTCCAGTAATTTATTCTAAACCGGCTATTAAACCTAAAGATATTACTGGAAGTACAGAAGGTATGGAAGAATGGATCACACCAGCAGGTATTCCATGTGAACGAGAGAACATAGATCAATGGATAAATATTATTAATTCACTAGATGATGAAACAACCTACAGTAATAAATCTGAAGTTGTAAAGCAACATATTCGTAATATGAATTTATTTACTGAATCAAACCGAATTGCTGGATTAGTTGAACAATTTATTCGTGAGAATCCTGTGAAGATATATGTTCCTCAACCGAACCAACAGGAATCGATACAGATGACTCCTCAACAGACTGCGACAAAGATTGTTCAGCCGACTGGGAGGGTAGGACTTTCGAGTGGGCGACTGAGAATACAGCGTTAACTTTATCTTGTAACCATCTTCCTCGTTCACAAAGTGCTTGTTGTTCAGGATCCATTCCTGTATCCACTTTGGGTTTAGGAGGAATGTATTTGGCACCTGAAACTACAGGATTTGCTGGAATCAGCGATTCCACGGCATCTAATACCGTTTCATGATTAGTAAGAGCCTTTTCAGCTTCTTCGCGTGTACATCCAGTTAATTGTTGAACCATCGTAGCGTCATCCATCTTTTTCTTGTTTAGTTGTAATACCTGAAGATGCGTTTTATTGAAGATTTATGTCCTCCTGCTTTACTTTATGCAATTTTCTTAGCAGTTCAACTTGGATTTGATGCTGCTCTTGGAATGTGGGCTACCTTTATCATCAAATTCATCCTAGGACTTGCGGTTGTGATAGTGTTGGACATGTTTTGTGGAATTGGATTGAGCGCTGTTTCTTGGTTCATGGTTGCAGCACCTTTTATAATCACATCCCTTGCAACAGCAATTGCAATGGGTACAGATTTTGACAAAATTGTGATTGGTCAAATTGTTAAGGAAGGATTTATCTCAAAGGACGACAAAATGGAACTCGTTCCGGCAGATTCAAATGAAGTCAAGTAAGCGAGTAAAATGTTGTTCTTCTGTGCGTTCCGATTCTTTCAAGCGTTAGTTCTTCTCTATAAATGGACCTTTGGATTCTCCCCTAAAAATGAAGTTGAAATTTCCTACTATATCCTTTCAGACGATTACGAGCAAGATGAAATCCCTGCTCTAAAGAGAGTTCCTGAAGATTCCATTCTTATTGAGGAATGGCAAAAGGGTGATACCAAGAGATGTATGCTCTTCTACGAGGGCGAAGAGATTCATCGTAATATGTATAATCCATATGATCTAAAACCATTCGTTCCTTGGCTCTGGATTGGAGACAAGACCACTGAAGTGGATCTCACAGCCGCACTCCAAAAATACATGGCAGTTGGAAATACAATCCGATTAGACTTAATCCTTCATATGATTCAGGCTCATCATGATACTGAAATTATGTACATTGATGCTCGGACATTAGAAGAGGTAAAGTTTCCTGATGACGGAGTAAGGATTGTTCAAGATGTTTCCCCTCCCAAGCCAACCGTTTAAAACTGCAGAACGATACATTCAACTACGAAAGATATGTGCTCCTATCTCGTGGGCTGATACAATAACACGTATGAACGACATGATTCTCATGCCGATCATAAGTTTCTTTTTACTTTTCATTCGTGCAGAGGATATCATCACCGCTGCTTTTACAATGATAAAAACCTATCAAGTGTGGGCAGAGTTCACTGAATATACTCAACTACGATTTGATGTTCAACGTATGTTTTTGTACTCACAGAGTGTTGGAGGACCATTCATTGTGACAAATGATCCTACCTACATGCCCTATGTATTTGCAGATGCTGTTTATCGGGTTCCAGTAGGAATGGCAAAATCACCTCCAGGTGGTAAGTTGGAAGGATAGGCTGAATGATTAGCTAAACCTCGTGCTCCATCACCTGTAAAACTATAACCTACATTTGCAACGGATCCACCGCCCTTCATCTTACGACTGCGTCCCTTGTGACCTCTGCGATGCTTACCACCACGCTTAGTGGACTTGCGACGACGACCTCCAGTTGGCTTATACGCGGCTCCACCTGGAACAGAAGTCATGTTAGGTACATATTCAAGAGCTCCTACGGCTATTGGTTGTCCAACGCCATAACCATTACCTCCTCTCATTTTTCTAGTTCGGCGACGACCGCCTGTGTTCATGCAAGACATTTACTCTACAACGGGAAGATAAACGCCGATCGTTCCAGGGACATTGTCATATTGTTCTTGTCCTCGAATATGGGTGCCTACTGGTGCGTTGTCAATTGTGACTAATGCAACTAAATCTGGAAAATGAAAGAGCTCAAGAAGTTCTGCAATTTTCTCTTGACGCTGAGTGAATGTTAATGTATCATGAACTTTAGTTCCATTCAGGACAAATAGATCATAAACGATATAGATCTTAGGGGCAATACGAACCACACGAAAGATTGTATCACAACAGATTCGTTCATCTATTACAATTGAAAGATACTCTGGCTTGTCCCCCTTTGTATCGGTAAAGTAGGCTTTTGCTTCTCCATCTTCAGTATGAGTTAGATAAATCCATCCTGGTGTCCCACTATGCTGTGGGACCTGACATGACTCCGAGATTGGAGAACCCTTCTTTACTAGAGGAAACAGCCGATAGGAGGCTTTCATACGTTGGAACATTGGATGGTGGGACTACTTCCTTCTCTTTCGCGGCTTCACTGAAAGTAGGCTGTGAAGGTCTTGCCGGACCTGGATCTCGTGTATCCACTGGAGGTGGAAGCTTAGTCGTTACCAAAGGAATTTCTGGGGGAATGGGTTGAGCCTCCGGTTGTACTTGAGGTTTTTGCTGAACAATTGGAGGTTCTTCAAATCGTACTTGAGGACGAGGTGTTGGCGGATACATTGTTTTGACCACATAGAAGACAGCGATGTGAATGATAGCAAGTAATACAACAGTAGAAGCTCCAGTAGAAAGGATATTCCAGACGTCCATTTACATATTCAAGACCTTTTCTAAGCATAGAACAAACCGCAATGTCAGACTCTACTCCAGAAGTAAAAACAGAAGAGGTTAGCCCCGAGCAAGTAAAGATTACTGAAACGATTGTTGAAACTATCAACAGCGCTGTCCCAATTCCAGATGGAATGAAGACAGAGGTCGAGAAGATCGTTAAGGATGTCGTCAAGGCAGCAATCAAGGAGTTGTTGGATGAACTCAAGAAGTCTCCTTTGGGATCACTCGACAAGGATGGTGATGGTGTTATTTCAGTAAGCGAAGTCAAGGAAGTCGTTGCAGTTCAAGCTCAAAAACTTGGCTGCGGACCTTCCTGTACGATTTCATGAAAGAAAAATGTATCCTCACCTACAGTCTCTTTCCAAATACGAGGAGATGCAGAATACAAAGTAAGTGTAATAGCTTCTACATGATAGACTCTTGAAAATACACCTTCAACATATGGACGACTGAAAAAGGAATATGTACTTGTCTCGCTCTCAAACTGAACTACCTCTAATGTTTTTTCATATTCATTGTATCTACCAAACCCTGTGTATAAATATCGGGTTTCGTAGGTTGTACCTTTTTGAGATGCATAAGGTTCAGGGACCGTACTAGATACACTGACTTTCATTATTATACTATGACGGTATTTGCGTAAACAAGTTCTCGGAGAGACTCCTCATCCTCAATCATTTTGTTCATCTTCTTGACTGCATCTTTGATTTCAGTCTCAATAGCATCCCATTTTTCAGGACTGTTAAGATACTTTGTAGTTCTAACACGACCATCTGGGAAGGACTCAATTAGCTCAGTCTCTGCACATCCTGAGAGCTCCATATAGACTCGGAGTTGGATCTCATCATACATTGGAACTTCAGGCCACCAGCGTGTTCGTGCCTTTGAGTCTACAATACGGTTATGCTCTGCAACATATCCATCGGTTCTTCCGATCAACTTGTAATCAGAATAATCCTTGCGAAAGGTCTTTGTGTTTCGCTGTTCAACCTTGACATTATTATCGGTCTCGTAGGTATTCAGGATTGTGTTTTCATTGTTAAGTCCTCGCTTTTTACGGACTTCGCCACAGACTTCAGTTACAAGAACTTCACGAAACTCAGCAGGTAACTCTGAATGTCGGAGATTGATGACAACTCTTGCTTGTCGTTCTACATCTTTGAGTGCCTCAGTTATGTCTGTGAGACCTACACAGACATTAATGCCTGTTTTAACTATATTTTTGATTGCAGGTGTTCCAAGTACAGCATACTTTAGTTTACTAGCTGGAATACGCCTTTCACTAGCTTGAATGGCTGCGATCTTAGCCTTAGTTGGCTCATATTTGCTTACTAAGTCATACATGACTTCATGGGGAGATTGATACTTGTTGAGGCCAATTAAGGCAGCAACTTTAGATGCAGAGATTTCAGGAATAAAACGGGCGATAGACATTGTAACTGGTGAGTTCCAGTATTTTAGATAAATCTAGATCCGTTTTGGACTATGTAAAACTCTTTTGCATTCGGACAATCGCATCAATCCATCCTGGCATTCCTTGTAACACATTAGAAACTGCAATCGTATTTCCCGTAACAACTGTTGCATCAAAGGTAGTTCCTTCACAGACAATCACAATTGCGGCAAGTAATAAGTGCTGTTTTGATTTGGCTTCTGTAGGACTCCACCGCAAGCAATACATCTTGTAGAGGACATCAATAACGGGTCGTGCGTGTGCTTGAGTTTGTTTGCGAACCGCATCCCAAAAGATCCAAACTGGATGGGCTCCATGTGGTTCTGAAACGAACTCGTCAAATCGGTTTGCAAAGATGAGTGCCTGTTTAGTTTGTTTCTTGTGTTCTCGGCAGTAAGCGAAGACCCAAGCCATCCAATATAAGGCTCGGGTGACATCTCGGACATCGGATCGCAAACAATACACGAACTCGTTGAGAGGTACTGCAACCGGCAGTGGATCGGCGGGACGAAGCGAGAGACGACCAAATAATTGCGAGGGAGCCTTGAGATGTTCCTGAATAGTCTGAGGGTCAAAATCATGCACGGGCTTGATTGTTGGAAGTGAAGGCAATTTATTTTTGCGACACATTGAAAGAGTTGCTGCGACTTCACAAATGATTTGACGAACATCAGGATTGTTGCGTATAGAGGTCATCGTTCCAACAGTAAAAACTTGTTCAATCGGAGCATAGCGTTCATACGCTGACGCCAAATACAAAAAGACATTTGGATTGGCTCGGTTAATATGAAGAGCAGCGGCATCAAAGAGAGTTGCCCATAAACTATGAACTAGTCCTGAACACAATAGTTCGAGAGACCAATAACATGCGTAATCTGCATGACCTAATTGCACATTCTGAAGGAGAACCTTCACAACGTGTGTTCGTGGATGTCCACAAAAAGTTGTTTTTTGAAAATCAGCTACTGTTCTTGGATCTGAGACCTCCATTATCATCTTATGGGAGTCGTAGGTTCACTACCTAACGCAGTCTTTAGATAATTCATAATATCTGTAGTACTAGGTGGAGCACCTGGTTTAGGACGCATCAAGTATTTGACCAAAAAGTAGATTGCAATCAAACTAACTAATGCGATCATCCAGTTAAGAATTACTTCAATCCATGTAGTTGCTTTAGCTAACTGAATATCTTGATCACGCTTGTCTTTGTTAATTTGATTTTTGATGTCATCAATATGCTTTTGAAAGTTAGAAACTGAAAAGTCAAGATCATCTTTGACACCCAAAACACTCTGTTTGACATTATTCATAGAATCAATAACAGCTTGTTGACGAGAACGAGTATATTGAAGACCTTTGTATTTATCTAAAAAATTGTTGATGATAGGTTGTGCTTCTGCATTCGCAACTCGGTTCTTTTCTTCTTCTACCCATGTATCACCTTTCAGAAGTGTATAGTAAGCAACACGGGCAGTTTGATAAGCATCTGGAGCTGTATCTCTTGCGTTTTCAGACTCTTGAAGCTTATTAAATGCTGTAGCAAGTTTAGTAGTTTTATCAATCTTTGCGTCTTCTACAGCCAAAGCATCATTGAATCGTTTAAATTCAGCTTCATATGCTCCTCTATGGCTTTCTGGATAACCAGTATAACTTATTCTAGAAGCGTGACTAACCCATTGAGGATGTACACTATATGTAGGTGCAGTCATTAACTGCACTGTTGCAGTTTTATCTGTCTTATGAGTGCATGATAGAATAGAACCACTAGAAGTCATATTGTAATTTTTTGCAGTTGGGCACTTAACAATACATGTGTTTCCAGCTGGACTAAGTGTAAATTCAACAGGACATATCTGTGACGCCATTATCTACTACTGAGATAGATTCCAGCAGCTGCACCCACGCAAAGTGTGATAAATACTACATAAGAAGCATATTGAGGAGGTATCACTAAGAACTCAACAAGCGAAACAAGAATCGTGAGAAGAACTACTTGAATGACTGCAAAGTTTAATGGTTTCAAAATCTTATTTCGTTCATTCACGATTGGATGAGGTTGGACTGGAGAACGAGGGACTTTTATACTATCGGTTACAGCCTTAATCTTCTTAGATGAATCAGACACAGCTGAATATCCTGCATATTGAGACTTGATCGATTCATACTCTTGTGCTATCTGCGAAGGTGATCTGGTCGCCATTGTTTATCGGTTCGGAATAAAAGACTTGAAGGTTCCGAGGATAGGTCCAAAAACACGCGCATCTCGCGAAGCACCCATATCTCTCCATCCTAGAGAATTAGGCATTGCACTTTGGTTCTGAGCAGAATAAGGACCAATTGTAGAGGCCATTCGGACAAATCGTGTAAATTCAGACGCATCACCTACCATTGCACGACGAAGAGGAGGATTCACTTGACCAAATGGGGAAGTTGGCATTTTGTTTTAGACACGGAAATATAATGAGCGCAACTGGTATTCCAATTCAACTTGAGAAAGCTCTTGACTCTTATAAAGCTAACTATTCGGCTTATAAAGTCACAGGTAACTCTGAACACAAGACTGCGTATGAAAACGCATTGGCTAATGTGAATACATTGATTCAACAGATGTATTCGATTACGATTAGCAATGATCGGTACATTCGGAACTTTGTAGGTGAGTACCAGTCCTCTAACAGTGAACTGGTTAAGCTACAAGAAAATTCAAAAAGAATTCAAGAAGAAGGTCCTAGGCTACAAGATGAATTGGCTCAGTCAAGACAAATTCATCAACGTGCTGCAATTGAAGTAGATGAATCAGGACTCTATGTGAAGGCTGGTATTGTCGTTGCACTACTTGTTGTTGTAGGCATTGTAGGAAGTTTATAACCACCTTTCCAGAGTAGTACCCCAATGAAGATAATCGTAAGAATTGCTAGTGAAATAAGATACCAAAAAAGTCTATCATCAAACTTTACTTGTTCATGAGCTTGAAGTGCTCTAAGAGTTTCATATTGATCTCTCTGTTTTTGAAGAACAGAAGAGTCATTTTGAATTTTGATTAGTTTTCGCATAAGTTCATCACGATAAGGATTTAGTTTATTAGCGTCACCTCTGACCTTTGATACTTCTTCCAACATTCTATGAAGGATCATTGAAAGTTGTTGATTCCAATGTTGAACTTGATAAATGAAAGCCGGATGGTTCCTATCAACAAAATTCCTAGACATCAAATTGTCATATTGGAATTGAGTAGCTCTATATTGTCTCTCCAAAGCATCCATTATTATTGAGCGACATTTACATCTTCAACACAATATCGATAGTAGGCGCTTCGTCCTGCTGCATCTGAATGACGAATCACCTCAATTACATCTCCAGGAATTGCTCCGATCCACTTAACCATTGTGTCCTGAGAATCCAACCATGGCAATTGGTTCTCTGGATCCGAGATCTTGAACTTATTAAAGACTTCTGTTCGCTCATCTTCCGAAAGAATACGATGAGGCATTGCCATACGATGAGTTGTAACATCAAATTGCAGCTGCCAGATGTGGAAGAATGCAAGACGCTTCTTTGCATGAGACTTTGCAACTCGCAATACATTCTCAGAAGGAGGACTCATTGCAATAATAATGATTCCATTTGTATGTCCATTCTCTTCAGCAAAGGTTAGAATATTAGTGATGTCTCCTGCTAAGACCTTATCCTTTTGACTAAAGCAGACCAGAACAGCTCCAATAGTATAGAGTGTGACTTTTTCCATCTTTTTATTATCAGTTTCAATACGCTCAGTAGCTGTCTCAAGCTTACGGCGCCCTAGCATTATACGAAGAGTTTCAAGTGCTTTTTCCTCCATGATGAGTCTCTTGTCTTATTAGAACATGCATCCGTTTTTTTCGGGCAGATGAACAATGAAGCAGTGGATTTGGTTTTTAATAGCATTAGTCCTTGTTGCTTTTGTATTGAATATGATGCGTACTGAACGATTTGAGGCTGGATTTGTAGATACAAGTCAACAGAAGCGTGCCATGAAGCTTGAAGATTCATCCTATGAACAGCGAACTAATCACTTCGTTCAAAGCAATGATGTAGGACAAGCTTCTGGAGTTTCAACACCTTGGCAAGTTAATCAATATAAATCTAAGTTATAATAAATGCCTCTCTTTGGTAAAAAATCAGATTGTGAAGCTCAACTTGCAATTAGTCTACAAAACTTTGAGAAACTCCAAAAAGAACACGAGAAACTGATGGATGACTACATTGCGTTACAAGGTAAATCGCTTGGTAATTCAAGTCCATCTGACTCAGATCTTGAAGCTGAGCTGAATGCACTTGGAAAGGGAGGTCGTAAGCGAAAGACTCGTTCAAGAAAATCACGCGGAAAAAAGACGCTTAAGCAGAGAAAGTGAGAACAACTAATGTCCTCTAAAGCAAAAATTCCAAGAGCTCTACGTGAACAAGTATGGCTGGTTCACGTAGGTCCTAAGTTTCAAAATAAGTGCAAGGTTTCGTGGTGTACGAACTCCATGAACGCATTTGATTTTCAATGTGGTCATAATATACCTGAGAGTAAAGGTGGAAAAACAGATGTTAACAACTTGATCCCTATTTGCTCTCGTTGTAATCTAAGTATGGGAAGCCAGTTCACAATTGACGAATGGAATAAACGCTTTTCACCTCCTCCAAATCGTTTATGGAGATTTTTGCGATCATATTTCCAATGTCAGCGTCTTTGCAGGTAAAGGTTCTGGTCGTGTTCCTTCAGCACGATGGCGTTGAACATCATCCCAAAACTTAGTTAAATCTTCAATATGATCTGATAACCACTTAGGGTCTTTTGGTACAAAGTCCTTCTTAGTATCCAATAGGACCCAATAGATATATTGGTGGTCTTCATTGTGCGTACTTTGCCACTCGTGAAGTGGTAATGTATCAGGTTTATAATCAACCTTTCCATCTGGATCCACTGCAAATACACCTTTCATTCCAGAGCAAGCATCCCACTCGGTAAAATTGAGTTGCTTGAATCGAAATTCTACATACTCACATTCATCAATCCCCGTGCACTCCATCTGCATTTGCATTTGGTGCATGTAATAACTTGGGATCTCATCTTTACGAACTCGGCTCATAGGGCATTTGAACTCTACTAATCTTCCATACCTATGAGGGTCTGCATCCGCATATCGTGGAACAATCAATCCATCGGGCGATGCTCCTAGAAACTTATGAACAGGATGCTGACAACAACCAACATCAATAATATCGCAACCCGTTGTATCTTCATAGATCTTCTTTGCAACAGGTTCAAATCGTGTTCCCCAAATCAACGCTGGAACTGAGTTGAATGCATTGTTTTCTGTTTTTGCTGGAGGTTCAAGCTTTTTCAACAAGAGTTCAAGACGAGATGCAGCAGAAGTCCAAACCTTTGAAACTTCTGAAGCAGTGATCATTGATCCTCTTTGTGCGTGCCAAGCATCTGTTCTCTGATCTTGCTTTCCGTATAATCGGATTACTCTTTCAAAACACCGATCACGCATCCACAGTCTTCCCACATCTCCCATCATTAACTTGTCGGCAAGTTCTCGAACATATTTCTTCACAAAGCGAATTGGCAGAGCAGGTGCTAGAACATGACATAGAGTCACAAATCGGCGTAGTCGAGCGTTGAGGTGAGTATATGGACGTTCGTCCAATAGATAAGGAGTCAATATCTCCTCCATTAAGGTTCTCTTGTTCAATAGGCGAAAGTCCATTTTGCTTAAACATTTCTGTATATGCTTGCTTACGTTCTGTAAGATAGGCTTCAAAATCACCTGCTCCCATGACACCTAGTTCAGATGACCGATTGAACATTTCATCATACATCTTCTTAAACTCTGCATCAATCTCATCTTGACGATCAAGAGGAAACCCTGCGTCTTCAATTGTAGGGATCACATCACCTTCCTTAAAGATTGGATCAGGTTGCTGAGGTTGATCTTGAACCATCTCTAAAAAAGTCTTGTATTCCTTTTCACCATCAATCATCATAAAAAGACCAGGTGTAGTGGCTTCCATAATACCACCTTCTTCACGAATTCTATTAATTGCTTCCCATGTACAGATAGCTTTTGCAACACCAGGTTCTTGCTCTCTTTCCTTCTCAATAGGTTCAAGTTTCGGAATGTCTGAAGGCAAAATAATTCCAGGACAATCAATTGCTGCCATTTGTATTTATTCTATGGACCCACTTTAAGCGAGAATACCGCAGTAAAGATACAAAA